TACACATCCTTTACTTGCAGAAAGTGCTACTCAGTTTCAAGCAACAGCTTTTAAAGAATTGTTACCCTCAGGTGGTCCAGTAAGAACTATTATTATGGGAGATGAAACTCCTGAAAAATACGCTAGAGCAGGACGTGTACAAGAATTTATGAATTTTCAGTTAATGAATAAGATGGAGGATTATACTACTGAGTATGATCAAATGTTATTTTATTTACCACTAGCAGGATCTACATTTAAAAAAGTTTATTATGATGAGTTATTGGAAAGACCTGTATCAAAGTTCGTTCCTCCTGAAGACCTTGTTGTAAATTACATGGCAACTGATTTAACTAGCTGCGAAAGAATCTGTCATGTCATCAACATGAGTTATAATGATTTTAGAAAAAAACAAGTTTCAGGTTTTTATAAAGATATAGAGATTCTGCCATCTGAATATCAAACAGACGATATCAAAAGAAAATATGATGATATGGATGGTACTAGACCTAATTATGCTGATAAAGTTGTAAAGCTTTATGAGTTCCATACTTCAGTTGATTTAATCGACTTTGAAGACAAAGATGATGAAGGAGAAATGACAGGAATTAAAATTCCTTACATTGTAACTATAGAAGAAGGATCTACAAAAATAGTAGGCATTAGAAGAAACTATGAAAAAGATGATCCTAAAAAAATAAGAAAACAATATTTTGTTCACTATAAATTTTTACCTGGTCTTGGATTTTATGGTTTTGGTTTAATTCATATGATTGGTGGTTTATCAAGAACTGCTACAGATATTCTTAGACAACTCATTGATGCAGGAACATTATCTAATTTACCTGCAGGTTTTAAAACTCGTGGAATTAAAATTAGAGATGATGCAGACCCTTTACAACCAGGTGAGTTTAGAGATATAGATGCTCCTAACGGTGATTTAAGAAATGCTTTAATACCTCTTCCATATAAAGAACCTTCTCAAACTCTTTACAGCTTATTAGGTTTTATAGTTCAGGCTGGTCAAAGATTTGCTTCTATTGCAGATATGCAGGTAGGAGAGGGAAATCAAAATGCTCCAGTAGGAACTACAATTGCTTTATTAGAACGTGGCTCTAAAATTATGTCAGCTATTCATAAGCGTTCTTATTATTCTCAGAAAAAAGAATTTAAATTACTTTATAAAGTTTTTGCGGAATACTTACCTGAGTCATACCCTTATTCTGTTCAAGGCGCTGATCGCACAATTAAATCTGAAGACTTTGATGATTCTCTAGACGTTTTACCTGTCTCTGATCCAAATATTTTTTCTACAGCTCAAAGAGTTACATTAGCTCAGACTGAATTACAATTAGCTCAAAGTGCTCCTGACTTACATAACATGAAAGAAGCTTATCGTAGAATGTATGAGTCTTTAGGTATTAAAGATGTGGATGAAATTTTACGAAAAGATAGTCCCGTAGGACCTAAAGATCCAGCAACTGAAAGTGCAGATTTACTTGATGGTAATTTAATGGAAGTTTATGAAGGACAAGATCATGACGCACATATTCAAAATCATTTATTATTTGGAACCAATCAAATGATTTTAGGTAACCCTCCTATGGCCATGAAATTACAAAAACATATTTTAGAACATGTTTCTTTAAAAGCAAAAGAGCAAGTAACATTTTTAATTTCTGAAGGACAACTTCCTGAAGAACAAATGGATGCTGCTATCGCAAAATTACAGGCACAGTCCATGACTGAGTTAAAACAAATGTCAAACGAACTATCAGGAGGAGGACAGCCTGATCCAGCAATACAATTAAAACAACAGGAACTACAGCAAGACGCACAAAAAGATCAAAGTGATACTCAAAGAGATCAAGCAAGAATACAATTAGACGCTGAAAGATTAAGACAAAGAACAGCTGTTGATCAAGCAAGAATACAAGCTACTTACGATATTGCAGATAAAAGAGCTGAAGTTCAATACGATAAAATGACTACTCAAAATGTTAATAAAAAAAATGACATGATAAATAAAAATTCTCAAAATAAAGGGTGAAAATATTTTGCAGAAGTTTTACTATATATACATGGATATAGATAAAAAAACAGAAGTAAGATTACAAAAAATCATAGATCAAACTAGAGAGTATATACAAGAACAAGCAGATAAAGGATATGATTTAATGGAATTAGCTCAAGTTATGTTAACCATAAGTAGAGAAGTAATGGTAGATGGTTATGGAGAATACCTAGCAGATGCCTATATTAAAAATCAAATTACTAGGTTGAAAAGCGATGAAAAAAGTATAACTTTGCACTAATGACTAAACAATTAAAAAAAACAAAACCCTCAAAAAGGGCCCCTGTTTCACAGGGTGAAGCTCTTCCACCAGGCAAGATCATGAAAGTTGGTCCAGTGCCTGAGGATAAAAAGCATAAACGCGGTTATGGAATAGCATCTAAAGGTCTTAAATTCGAAGGAGTATTTTAAATGGAAATACTATCAAAAGTTCAAAACTTTACTTCTAATATAAAGAAAAGAGATGTTGCAATAGCTATCGCTTTCTTAATATTAGGGGTGTTAATTGGTTCTTAGTAAATTATTAGGCGGAGACCTAGTTAAATCTGTAGGTTCTATAATAGACTCTGTTCACACAAGTGAAGAAGAAAAAAATAATGCTAAGATTAAGCTTAAAGAAATTGAAGCAAGTCTTAGTCAAGCACAAACTCAAATTAATTTAGCTGATTCTAAATCCACTGCCACAGGCATTGGTGGTATTATGCAGCGGTCGTGGCGCCCTCTCATCGGGATGTCCTGTGCGTTAGCGATATTGTGGGAGTACGTTTTAAAACAGTTTATCATGTTTGTGTTAGCTGCTTTTAGTATTGAACATTCTCCTTTACCTGAGCTTGACATGGCAACCCTATTTCCTCTTGTGACAGCTTTGCTGGGCATGGCGGGAATCAGATCCTTCGACAAGGTAAAAAAAACAAATTCTGACAAGTAATGGAGCATTTCGATTATAAAGTAAAACAACTTATTCAAAGAAAGATTGAAGAACAAAAGGAATCTCTTGTAACTCAGAATATCAAATCTTTCGATGAATACAGATATCAACTTGGTCAACTGCATGCACTAGAAAGGTTCATGTTAGATTACCAAGATTTATATAAGAAGGTAGTGAATGATGAGTAAATTAATTTTACCAAAAGGAATGAAGACCAAAGAGAAAGAAAAAGCAGAAGAGAATAAAGGTCCTGCTTTAGAAAGAGTCCCTAAAGCAACAGGATGGAGAATAGTAGTATTACCTTATAGAGGTATAGAAAAGACTAAAGGCGGCATAGTTTTAACAGATAAAGCTGTCGAAGAACAACAACTGACTACAAATGTCGGTTTAATTTTAAGCATGGGAGAGGACGCTTACGGAGACAAAAATAAGTTTCCAAACGGGCCTTGGTGTGCAAAAGGAGACTGGATAGTTTTTGCTAGATACGCTGGATCAAGAGTTAAGATTGAAGGCGGAGAAATTCGTATTCTTAATGATGACGAAGTGCTAGCTAAATTAAAAGATCCAAAAGACGTATTAACCCTTTATTAAGGAGGAAGAAAAAATGGCTGAAGAAAAAATGGTAGACATTGACACTAGTGGAGAAGGTCAAGAGGTCGAGCTTCAAGGAAAAGAAGAAAAAGTAGAAAAAGTAGAAGCAGCTTCTGAAGAGAATACTTCAGAAGAAACACCTGTAGTTGAAGAAGAAGAAAATAAAGATGATGGTTTAGATAAGTATTCAAAAAATGTTCAAAGAAGAATTAAAAAACTTTTGGATAGAGTAGAAAAAACTGAACAAAGAGAAACAGAAGCATTAAGATTTGCTGAAACAGCTAAAAAGAAAGCTGAAGATCTAGAGAACAAAATGAAATCTCTTGACGAAAACTATATCTCAGAATACGAAAGTAGAGTTAAATCTCAAATAGAGCAGACTAAAAAAGCGTTAACAGACGCGAGATTTGCTAATGATGTAAATGCTGAAGTAGATGCTCAAAGAGCTTTAACAAGACTTGCTATAGAAGAAGAAAGAGCCTTAGCTTCTAAACAACAAAGAGAAGCATTAGAAAAGCAAAAAGAAGGTTTGATGACTGAAACGTCACAACAACAACCTGCTCAAAGACAACCTGATCCTAGGGCAGAAGAATGGGCCGAAGAAAATAAATGGTTTGGACAAGACGAAGCCATGACTTTTACTGCTTTAGCTCATCACAAAAAGCTTTTAAAAGAAGGCTTAAATCCTAAAAGTGATGAATATTATGAAGAAATAAATGTCTATATGAAAGATCAATTTCCTCATAAATTTAATCAAGAAACAAAAGAAGTGAAAGAAAAAGCTCCGCAAGTAGTTGCTTCAGCTTCTCGTTCACAGAAAACAAGCGGTTCTAGAAAAGTGAAATTAACTCCTAGTCAAGTAGCAATTGCAAAAAAATTAGGTGTACCACTTGAAGAATACGCAAAATATGTATAGATTGGAGAACATATGGTAGATAAAACGCAAAGATCTAATGAGACAAGAGAAAAGACAGCCCGTAAAAAAAGTTGGACTAGACCTTCTTCATTAGACGCACCCCCAGCTCCAGATGGTTACAAACATCGATGGATTAGGGACTCAGTCAGAGGATTTGATGATTATAAAAACATCTCAGGAAAAATACGAGAAGGTTGGGAATTAGTCCGAGCCGATGAGTATCCTGATTGGGAACTTCCAACTATCGAAGATGGTAAACACGCTGGTGTGATAGGGGTAGGTGGGTTACTGTTAGCTCGAATGCCAATAGAGTTGATTGAACAACGTAACGCTTATTATAAAGGTTTATCCGATAGTCAAAAAGAGGCTATGGACAGCGACCTATTGAAAATCGAGGATCCTCGGATGCCGATCAGTAAACCCCAAAGGCGAACCAATATAACTTTTGGTAAAGGAAACAAGTCGTAAGTCGGCCTTCTTGTGGACAACCAATACTAACAACACGTATTACAAAGGAGTAATAACATGTCAAACACAGACGCACCTTTCGGGTTTAGACCCGTTCAAAAAGTAGGTGGTGGAGTATCGAATCAGGGGCAAACTGAATATACAATTGCCTCCGCTGAAGCTTCCGCTATCTTTCAAGGCGATCCTGTCTTAATGGTTGCAAACGGCAACATCGACATTGCCTCTTCCGCTGGTGATACTATTCTTGGTATTTTTAATGGTTGTTTCTATACAGACCCGACCACACAAAAACCAACTTTTAGTAATCACTATCCAGGTGGAATTGCAGCAAGCGATATCGTTGCAAACATTATAGACGATCCCAACCAGTTGTTTCTAGTACAAGCAAGTGGAACAATAACTGCTGCAAATGTTGGTGAAAACGCTGAAACAGACTACACCGCAGGCAGCACCAAATCAGGTATATCAAAAGCTGAAGTAAACAGTTTTTCATCAGATGCCGCTAAGACATGGATTATCGTAGGTCTCTCAAGAGATCCTGATAACAATGATCCATCGTCCGCTAACGCCAATCTGATTGTGAAACCAAACCTTCACTATTATACTGGTGGAAAGGCAGGGGTATAAACTATGGCTATATCTAGAAGTCAACTCGTTAGCGAGTTAGAACCAGGTTTAAACGCACTGTTTGGACTAGAATACGCAAGGTATGAGCAAGAGCATACTGAAATTTTCGATCAGGAGTCATCTGACAGAGCGTTCGAAGAAGAAGTAATGTTATCAGGTTTTGGATCCGCTCCAGTAAAAACCGAAGGCGCAGGTATCTCATATGATACAGCGGCTGAAGCTTATACTTCACGTTATACACACGAAACAATTGCATTAGGCTTTGCAATAACAGAAGAAGCAATCGAAGATAATCTTTATGATCAGCTTTCTTCTCGTTATACAAAAGCTCTCGCAAGATCAATGGCAAACACAAAGCAAGTAAAAGCTGCTGATGTTTTAAACTCAGCTTTCGCTGCTGGTGGTGCTGCTGGTACTAATCCAGGTGGTGATGGTGTTTCACTTATAAACACAGCTCACCCACTTGCAGTTGGTGGTACTTTCACAAATAGATTAGCAACTGATGCTGATCTTAATGAAACATCACTTGAGCAATCATTAATTGATATTGCTGCATTCGTGGACGAGCGTGCATTAAAGATAGCTACTCAAGGTAGAAAATTAATAATTCCAAAAGAATTACAATTTACTGCTGACAGACTAATGGCATCTGCCAATAGACCTGGAACTGCTGACAATGACATTAATGCACTTAAAAACATGGGAATGATTCCTGAAGGTTATGTAGTAAATCACTTCTTAACCGACATTAACGCATTCTTCATTAAAACTGATGCACCTAATGGTCTTAAGCATTTTGTTAGATCACCTATGTCTACAAACATGGAAGGTGATTTTGACACTGGTAACGCAAGGTACAAAGCTAGAGAGAGATATTCATTTGGTTTCTCAGATCCTAGAGGTATTTTCGGAACTTCAGGCGCATAATAAACATTAACAAATAAGATAATCTTAGAGGGGCCTTTACTGGCCCCTTTTTTTATTCTAGAATAAAATTTCATTAACAACATGACCTCTTCGGAGGACTTACAAAGGAGTAAGACATGGCAAATAGAACAACATTCACTGGGATCGTAAGATCTAACGGTGGAGACAATAAAAGACAGACTTACGCTGGCTCCGTGCTAATGGCGGCTCAATTTTATTTTGATCCAACAGCAGTAGCGGGAACTGACGTTCAGGTAACAGCAACAGACACAAGAAAAGTAGTTCTTCCAAAGAACTGCGTAATCACAGGTATAGCATTTAATCCCGATGCAACAGGTGGAACAAATCCTACTATTGATATCGGATTTACTGATTTAGATGGTGGTACCAGCTTTGTAGACATTGACGGATTAATTAATGAGGGTGATGCAGATGCAGGAGGCGTTTCAACTATTTGGGGCGGTGACAGTGGTTCTGGTGCAGTTCTCGGTGATTTAAATACACCTTCAACTGAAAAAATTAAAATTGTTGGTGGTAAAGGTTCTTCTGCTGCAACAGGCGGTAATATTACAGGTATTCTTTATTATTATGTAGTGGACCAAGGTCAACCAGGTGAAGGCTTACCTAAATTAACATAAGGAGTAAGTTATGATTAACTATAGATCGGCTAAAGTAACTGCTACAGGAAACGTAGGAACAGGTCCCGCAAGACTGATAGCTATTCACGCTATCTGTGGTGCAAGTGCTGGTAGTATCGTTTTAAAAGATGGTAGTGGAGGAACAACTAGATTAGATTTAGATACTCCCGCATCAGCAACGGCAGTTCTTGAAACTTATATTGGTGACACAGGCATGAGATTTGAAGATAGAATACATGCTACATTAACTAATGTAACTTCATTGACCTGTATATTTGCATAATGGCAGACAAACAGCCCCCAAAGACTAAAAAATATTTTCGCTCCACTAAAAGTGGAGCGGGAATGACTTCGGCTGGAGTTAAAAGATATAGAAGCGAAAATCCAGGATCAAAATTAAAGACAGCTGTTACAGGTAAAGTTAAACCTGGATCTAAATCTGCCAAAAGACGTAAATCTTATTGTGCTAGAAGCGCTGGGCAAATGAAAAAATTTCCTAAAGCAGCAGCTAACCCAAAGTCTAGGCTTAGACAAGCTAGAAAAAGATGGAAGTGTTAAATGTTAGAAATTTGGGTATATAAAATAATTGTTTTTCTTGAAAAATTAATAAGACCTAATTTATTTTTATTCATGCTTTTAATTTTTATTACAACTGTAGTTGTAGTTACAGATACAAGAGCAGCAGACTCAAATACCGTATCGTCAACCGTAGTTACAAACAATACACCACCAACTGCAAATAGTCCTTCCGTGGTAGTCAATAATTCAGATGTATGTACTAGTGGTTATTCGGGAAGTATTCAAACTCAAGTCTTAGGTATTAGTTCAGGTATAACAATCAAAGACACAAATTGTGAAATGATTAAGCTAGCAAGGTCACTTTTCGGTATGAATATGCGGGTAGCAGCAGTTGCTACGCTCTGCGCAGACCCACGAATTTTTGATGCAATGTGGATGTCAGCTAGTTTTTGCCCGTACATGGGTTCTATTGGAGAAGATGCTAAACAAGGTTGGTTAGATAATCCTCAAATGGTACCTGAAGGTAGTCAAGTATTTGCAGCTATGGCTAAAACAAAAGAACAACAAAAAATTAAAGAAGAACCTAAAAAAGAAGGACATGATGATATTAAAAAATATATTCTTGGTGGTATTACTCTTCT